CGCCCGCTCTACGCCGACGAGGCTGCTCTGGCCCGCAAGCTGCGCGTGAGCAAGATCGTCACGGTGCCTGAGATGGACGGCCGCAAGGGTGCCAAGGGCGGTGATCTGGCCGCCGTTATCGTGAACCTCAGCGACTACACCGTGGGCGCAGACAAGGGCGGCGCTGTCTCCATGTTCGACGACTTCGACATCGACTACAACGCCATGAAGTACCTCATCGAGACCCGCTGCTCCGGCGCACTGACGACTCCCTACAGCGCTATGGCCATCGAGTGGGCGGCCTGATAGAGCGCTGTCACAAAACGAACCTCTCAGGCGCTTCGCGCCAGCTCCCTTATTAGGGGAGCCTAAGAAGAAAGGAGATCAAAAATGACCCTGAAACCTTTTTATGACCGTACCGAGGATGTACACGTAGGCGCTTATGTCGCTTACGGCCACACCGACGGCAAGCTGTACGCTGACGCCGAGCACAAGATGAAGGTGAGCGCCGCCGACCTTGGCCGCGCCTTCATGCTGGGCCGTCTTATCGTGTGCGACGGCAAGAACTACTTTGCGCCCATCGCATACGCAGAGGCCACCGGCGTGAAGACCTATGACGGCACTGCCGCCAAGACCTGGACGGCAAGCAAGGAGTAAACCTCTCAGGCGCTTCGCGCCAGCTTCCCTACCGAGGGAGGTTTTTCAAAATGGTAAGATACTCCTTGCCCAAGGATGAATAAACTTTACCGCCCTGCCAAAGCCTCTCCTCGCCAGGAGAGATGGCATTGAGCGAAGCGAAATGACGGAGAGGTTATTATGGCAAAGTGGTTTGGAAAAATCGGCTTTGAAGGGC